TTATTTAATTTTTATTTGGTTTTTATTGTTTTCACTATGCACTATATATTAAGTTGTTCTATGGAGCTATGTATGAAGACTTGGACACGAAACAATTTGTCTCAGCCAGGGTAATGGTTCCGGAAGATACTGGAGCAAACAACTGGTTTGGAGCTGTGGCACGTACGAACCACATCCCCTGTTGACTGGTAGAGCTCCCGGTCTGGTAGCCTTGCAGTATGGTTACAGTTGAGGCACCGGTATTAAAGGAACCTGGGCCCGTACTCGCATCAAGGATATTGACACTAACCTGGTATACACCAGGTAAAGGAAACTCAATTCCGTTGTTGACCCTGACAACATTAAGGTTGCCAGAGATGATGTAGGTTCCAGTACCATTGGAAAAGATTGCATTCTTGTCCGTGACACCACCAATCTGCAGATCTTTAGATGGGCAGGAGGCTGGTTGAGGTGTGTTGAGTTCGATGATGTAATTCACGAAGATTTCTCCGACAATTGCAGTAGAAGCTGTGTTACTGACTCCTACTAACAACTTGCCAGCATCATAAGTCTTTTTATCTGAAGTGCTAACTGTTCCTACACGAGTAAATTTCTCGGGAATATTTTTCACCGGTAAATTTAGAGAGGACCAGACAGCACCCTCAGATGCACCTGCATATTGAAAAAGCTCAACTTTAGAAGTCGGATTTTCATCCAGGACATCGTAATCAAAGGCCATGGTTACACGACCTCGTTCACTGGTAGCAGCAATATTGACATACTCGTATGACATCCGAGTAACTTTGTATTTCTCAAAGGACGGAGCAATTGATGAAAGCCAAGGGAAAGCTGTTGATAAACCAGGATTGATTTCGTATGATGAGACGTCGAAGGTAGTACTACCTGATATTTCACCAAGGTACTCCCTGTGTTGAATAGTTAATCCACCGTTGACGTTAGCAGAAGAGCGCATTTGCGCTCTAGTTCCTCTAATGCGACGATTAATAGCTACTGGAGCAGCTTGGGGGGCACCCATAGAGTTACTACTACCACTATACATCGAACGAACT